ACTAGCGGGCGTAAATGAGGCGGGGTTGACATTGCCAAATGGAGACTTTGCATTAGCCTCAAACATTTTTGCGCCCGTTGTGGGGTTAAACGCAACATCGCCTTCTTTAAGAATCAAAGGTGCTTTTGGTGCAAGCTGACCCATGTACATATTCATGGCTTGTTGTTGCATACCAGGCGTTTTAAACTCGCCAATCAACGATGGGTCAATCACGCCCATTGCTTTTGCGGGCGTTGCGGGCATGGTCATTGCACGTTGTTGGTCAGGCTGCATCTGAGCAAATGTTGGCGCAAGGTTTGGATTATCTTCAAAATCTCGTGCAGTTGGTTCTTGCTTGATTTCAGGCGTAGCCGCTTTGCTTTGCAGACCTTCAATCAATCGTTGGATGTCAGAAGTTGTGTCAGCGCGATATTGCTCGCCCAAGGCTTTTTGCTCTGATTTCAAACCTTCTTGATTCTTGTTTGACAAGTACATTTGAAGCACTTTAGCCAAACCCTGAACGGGGCTAATTGGGGCTTGAATGCCTTGATATGAACCCGCTTGAATAGGCTCAAATGCTTGCTGTTGCAGAATCTCAGCCATTTTCTGGCGTCGATCCAACTCCTGTTGTTGCAACTGATAAGGATTAGCAACGCCAAATTGCTCGTATTGATTAGCCATTTTTTTACCCGTTCAATAAACCGTAGTTGACCATTTTGTAACCGCTTGGGTGCATCAAAACAGCTTCAGGCATGACTTTTTCAACTTCATCTGCCATTACGCCTTGTTGACGTTGACCCAAAATGTCATATTCATACAAACCGATTCCAAGTTTGTGAGTGCCAATGCGCTCAATGTTTGATTTCAGTCTGCGATCTGAAAGTGCTGCACCCGCAAGGCTAAACAATCCGCTTGTTGTGGCATTAGCACCAGATTGTTGGATGCCATAGTTTTGCATATTAGCCGCACCTTGCGCTTGCGCACCCGCAAAGACAGGGGCGGGGGCAATGTTCGTTGGGTTGTAACCTTGGAACTGAGGCATCTGCAACTGAGAACCACTCATCAAACCTGTGATTTCATTCAAAGGCTGATTGCGCAATTGAAGTTTGGCTTGCAAATCTTGCAAAGCCGCATTATTGCTGAACTGCGCACTACCAAGGTTTTGGTTGTACTGCTGAAGTTGTGCGGCATTAGCCAATTGCTGTTGCTGTGCGGCAATAGCTTGATTTTGAGCAAGCGCTTGATTTTGCGCTGCTTGTGTGTTCATGCCTTGCTGATAATTCTGACCAGCCGCTGCATTTGCAAGTTGTTGGCTTGTCACGTTCTGGCCAAAGTTCTGTGCAATTGCTTGGTTTTGTGCCTGTTGTGTGGCCAAAGCATTGTTGAAATTCTGCTGTGTAGCTTGATTTCCAAGTTGCTGATTGGTCACATTTTGACCAAAGTTCTGGGCAACGGCTTGATTTGCCAACTGTTGATTTGTCACGTTTTGACCAAAGTTCTGCGCAGCCGCCTGATTTTGAGCCGCTTGCGTTCCCATACCTTGTTGGTAATTTTGACCAATTGCGGCATTGTAGGCTTGTTGATTTTGCAAACTTTGACCAAAGTTTTGACCAACCGCTGCGTTATATGCTTGCTGTTGCGCTAATCCTTGAGCTGAATTCTGAGCAATGGCTTGATTGGCGGCTTGTTGGTTTTGCAAGTTTGCACCAAATCCAGACAATTGGGCTTGATTGGCAAATTGCGCATTACCTTGAGCTTGCGCGTATTGTTGAGCTTGCGCTTGGTTTGCCGCAGCTTGTTGTTGCAATGCAGTATTTTGGTTTTGCGCAAGGGCTGCATTTGCCGCATTGGATGCGGTCATGTCCTGACCAAAGTTTTGCGCAACAGCTTGGTTAGCGGCTTGCTGAGATGACATCCCTTGGCCGTAATTTTGGGCAACTGCTTGATTAGCCGCTTGTTGAGCAGACATAGCTTGACCAAAGTTTTGACCAATAGCTTGGTTTTGCAATTGCTGTGAACTTAATGCTTGGCCATAATTTTGTGCAATTGCTGCGTTTTGTGCTTGCTGATTTTGCAAATTAACGCCAAAACTTGCCAACTGCGCTTGATTGCCAAATTGACCTGATTGCAATTGTTGGTTAAAACCTTGACCTTGAGCCGCGTTTTGAGCTTGTTGAGCAGCCAAAGCATTGCCAAAGTTTTGTTGGATGCCAGTATTTCCAAATTGACCCGAGGCCAAGGCTTGATTAAAACCTTGTTGATTTGCGGCAGTATCCAAACTAATGCCTTGCAAAGCCGCTTGAGTCAACAAGTCATTTTGTTGCTGACTTTGATCTCGCATAGCATTGGTATATGCCTCGCCGCCCGCCACTAAACCTTGGTTAGCCAAGTTTTGAGCATTAGCTTTTTGCTGACGTTCCAATTGGGGGGCAAGGCGCGACATAATTGCCGCTTGACCTGTAGTTCCCGCATTAACAGGCATTTGCGCAACATTGCTCAAATTTAATTGGTTGTTAGCAAGGTAATTATTAGCGTTTAAGTTTTGGTTAATTTGGCCAATATTGTTAAGCGATGTTTGTAAATTGACACCTCCAACGCCTCCTTGAGCCAATCCATATTTTTCAGAATTTACACTTCCAGCCGATCCAAATTGATCTCCCCCAACATTTCCTTGAGCTAAACCATATTGATCTGCCGCAACACTTCCTTGAGCTTGTCCATACTGATTTGCACCAATTGATGAAGCAGAACCATAACCGCCCAAATCAGGGCCACCTTGCACAGTTCCATAATTGCCATAGTTTTGTTGCAGACTTGGGCCTGTTACACCACCAGTTGCTGTTCCACCTTGGAAGTTACCTCTAGCAGTCCCTCCATATACGCCACCAACAGCTTGGCCACCTTGGAAATTTGCACTAGCTTGGGGATTAGCAACAGAACCATACGCTGTGCCACTATCAACAGAGCCATACGCTTGGCCACTTTGGGCATTACCCATTGCTGTGCCGCCAGTAACATTACCAACAGCCTTGTCGCCTGTAAATCCACCATTAGCCGATCCCATTGCAGCTAGATCAGGCGAGCCTTGGATTTTTCCAGAATCAGCAAGCGAAAAAATGCCCGCTGGCCCTGTATATTGAAATGGCGTGCCAATAATCTTTGATGCACTAGCAAGACCTTGTTCGCCAAGGTTTGCCATTCCTTGTTGCACTCGTTGCTGTGATTCCAACGTGCTTTGTGCCGTTGGTGTCAAGTTTTGAGTAATCGTTGGCTGATTTGTTACAGGATCAAACGTAACAGTTTGGCCACCCAACGGGCCATTGATGTTGGGGTTGTTTAAATAACCTTGCGTGATCGCTGTATCTTTGTTTGCTACGCCTTGAGCAGTAGCGGCAGCAGCATAATCAGGCGTTGCGGGCGCAGATGGTTGAGGGCATAAGAAAGCCATGTTTATTCCTTAAATTCGTATGTTTCGCCTGATGGCTCATAGTTTGCTCTTTCAAGCAAAACACTCAAATCTTGATTTTTCTTGTGGCTAATCATGATTTGGCTAACACCATTAACTTTGAGCATTTGACCTGCTAATTTGAGCAGTTTGCAAATTCCAAGACCGCCTCGGTGTTCAGGCAGTACATAGTAGAAAACGTCTAGTGCTTGCATTGCGCCATAGAAAGGCGATCTGAACACCATAAAACCCGCATGGCCCGCTAGTTCACCTGTTTCGGTGCGCAAGGTAAAGTATGCAAAGTTGCCTGTTCTTTCTAGTTCAATCATGCCACCTAAATCGCTTTTCAGGTTGGCATTACCATAAAGTTCAGTCCAATGTTTGCCAATAAGCACAACGGCTTCGGCTGAAACATCTGCAAATCTTTCCATCTTTGCGTTCATATACCAGCCCATCCTTGTTGGAAAACCACATCGGTTGAGGCCCACTCAATTTGCAGACCCTGTGATGCTGATTTTAACTGAATACCCGCGCAGTATCCAATGCCAGTTACGCCTTGCCAGTTGTTTGTGATAATTGTGCCGCCCGCCCACAATGCGTTGTCCCACAAAGATGTGTCCCACAAACCATAGGTAGTTGGGCTAAAGTTCAAACTTCCTGTTGTGTCTGAAACGTCAAAATCGACATTCATACCAACCAAAATCGCGGGCGTTCCATCGGTGAAAATAGATGGTCTTGCTCGGGTAAAGTATTTCTTTACGCCACGGCTTTCATAATAGTTAAACGCTTGCAACGCAACAGCATTGATGTCGTTTACATCGTCAACATAGCCATCCCACGCCAAACCAACAAAGCCATTACCGCCAAAGTATGGATCATCGTTAAATGTCTCCCAACAGTTAGCGCCCCATCCTGTAAACCTTGTCCATGACTTTGTAATGGTGTTCATCACAAACTGCTCTTGCACACCAGCGCCAACAGGCACATTGATCCACAAAGCATTGTTTTTGGCGTGATAAAGCAAAGCCCAACCAAATGAGTTTTGGTATAGCGTTGTCGCCTCAGTAATAGCGCCCTGAATCTTGTCAGACAAATTGACCCTTGGGTCAAGTCGGCTTGATTGCAACGCTGAAGCCAATGGCAACAAACCGTCCAAACTCAAAATCAATAGGTCGCCACCATACTTATACAAACAACGCCTAGAAACGGGCGCACCGAGCTTCCAAACGCCCGCTAAAGCCCATGTGCTTGCTGAGGCGGGGTCTGTGCCTCGATAGACAATAATCTCGCCCTGAGACGTCACAAACACAAGGTTATCGTCAACGCCATAACCTGCATCAATTGTCCATGCGCTAACAGAAACAATGTAGCCACCCATTCGGGCAATGGAACTCAAGTCTAGAACTTGTGCTTCACCACCAACTGAGTTAGTCGGCAAATACCATGCTTTCAGGCTTTCTTTTTCAATAAACCACACGCGATTCTTAAACAACGTGACATTGTTTAATTTGTTTGTGGTTACGCCTGTGATTGCAATGGGTGAGCTTGATCCGTTAATGCTTGCCCATGTTGAGCCGTTGTACAGTAAAGGGTCATCAACACCATTGCAAGCGTACAGAAAGCTACCACCAGCCGTTGTGACGTTAATATGCTCAAAACGGCTGTTTGATAGCCCTGTTTTTTCAGCAGCACCAACAGCACCCTTGGTTGTGCAATTGTAGATTTTGCCATCAGCAATACCAAACAACTTACTTACAGAGCCAGTCTCGTAAGCCATGATGGTTTCAACTTGGCCTGTGATACCTGTTGACCATTTGCTGTACCCACCGCGCAAATTCACACTTGAAACAGTTGGAAAGAAATTGGTCATTGTCACCGCATCAGTTGGTGACATATTGGCCAATGAATCGCGCACGTTCCAGCCGCCAACGGGCGCAGGAATACTCGCTACATTAGCGGCAGTTCTTTGGGCGATTTTTGGCATTACGGTGATGCCCCATAACCGCTGTCAGGAATGTTGTCGTAGCCCACCAGAATAGTGCCTGGCCTTGGCGCAAACGACAAGTTAGCCGCAGACATATCCAAAGCAATAGCCGCTTCCATTTCTTCCAAATAGTTGCGATACATTGCCGTTGTGTCAAAACCTTTAGCCTCAAAATATTTGAGCTTTGTTGACAGCACCATCAAACGGTCAGGATAGATGCAAGTATCGGTGTCAGCCGTAAACGACGTCTTGGGAATGTCTGAGGCGCTATTTGCCCAAGCGTTTGATCGGTACTCATAGCCCAAGAACTCAGCGGTAGAGAAGCCAGGCCAGATTTGGAAATACTTGCTAAACAAGCGCCACCGAATTCGAGGGCCAGTTGCAATGTAACCTGAAAGCAACCACTCCCATTGTTGGGCGTCCTCTGGGCCTAACATCTCCCAATGCTTGTCTTTATCCCACATCGTCCGTGGAATGATGGCTTCATAGTCGCTAGGAAACGCATACTTCATCTTTTGGAAGTACACGGTTGCATTGGTTTGAGCAGTCGTGGTTTTTCTGGTTAACGTGACAGATGCACCAGAATCCACCGTTTGAATAAAGGTGTTTTGGTCGATTCCTGTACCAACCACCATGTAGGTGCTATCTAAACCAGTTGTGGATGGAATGTCCGTAATGGACAAACCATCATCGCTCCATGTGCCAGTAGTGGTTAGATATTCAGTATAGAACTGCTTTTGCTTTGTAAGCGTTCGCCAAGGATGTTTGCGCAGAAACTCGTATCCACTTGCATTCATTAACGCAAGAATTTGGATAACGTCTTGATTAGTATTTCCAGCAACACTTGTCGGTGTTGTCACGCCTAATTCATTGGTAACTTGCTGCACTAACTGGAGCATAGTGCTAGACATAATTTACACCTCTTTTTTAGGGCGGCCTCGTGTTTTTTCAGACATCAAGGCTTTCATTTGCTCTTGCAATTCTTTCAATTCAGAACGGGTTTGCTCTAATTCAAATGAACTTTCACTTTGATTGCGACGCAGCAAATATGCTCGCGCTTTTTCACGCAACCCAACAGCGCCCATACCGACACGCTGTAATTGAGCATCACTTGCCGTAGCAACTTGCTCAACTGTTTGAAACTTTAGAATTTGCAGTTCAGCCATTTGACTGTCTGTAAATTCTTCAGGGCGGTCTAGATGCCAATTTTGCAAAGTTGTGCCAATAATCGGCCCACCTTCTGAGTTTTGCATTTGATAGTGCAACCATTGACGGGGGAAGCGCTCTTTATGGTCATCACGAACAGGTTGTTCAATGATGTTGTACTTATCGCCAGGAACCATAATTCGCACAAACGGGGTGTCTTTGTACGGTGCTTTGTCAAATGTATAAAACTCAACGTGCAGATGTGAGTCTGCATTTGCAATATCGGAATCTAGTGCCATTTTTTATCCTGTGGGGATTAAGCTGAAGTGACGGATGCCCAAGTTGTTGCGCTTGGCGCAAAAAGAATCATACTCTTTGCTGTAGCCAATGTAACAGATGTGGCTGCTGCATTGATAGTTGAGCTTGTATTGTAAGGGTAAACAGTAATCGTTTGACCTGAGTCGTTACGAATACCGACCATTGCGCCAGCTTCTGTTGGAGGCAATTTAACGCCTGTGGAAGCAGATGAAGTTGTGATTGTGTTGAACACAGCCGACAACAGTTTTGCATCAGCGGCAGTTGAACCCGTTGCAACAACGCCCACAGCACCATCGCCAGCGATAGAGATTGTGGACAAAGGCGAGTTACCAGCGCCAAGAATTCGTGATGGAATAGCCATATTAGTTCCTTAATTAAAAAGAGGCGGTTTTTATGCCGCCCCTTTTATTTTACACAGATGCTTTAGAGAACCATGCAACGTCACCAGATGCTAGGGCAACTGCGGGCGATTTGTAAGAACCGCCAGTAGCTGCAACCAAGAACGTCGTTGCGTTGATGTCACAAGTGGTTGTTGAGGCTGTGATCGTTGCGTTGGCTTGAGCCAAAACATAGATGCGGCCATCAGAACCAAAAACTTCAGCACCCAAAGGGCCAATAGTAGGAACAGCCGTACCAGCGCTGTTCAGGTTAGTAGTGACGATGTTGTTAAAGTCAATACCAATGAGGGGGGTGATTGTATATGCCATGTTTATATACTCCTTTAAGCGATCAGAACGCCACAGAACTGTGGGCCTGAGCTAGTCAAGTTACCAGCCCAACCAATCAACTTAACGATGGCATCTTGGTTAACGGCTTGACGCTCGCCACCAATCGGCACAAAGTTACGGTCAACGTGAGGACGGAACATCAAATATTTGGTGTTCAAGAACCACATATGGTTAGCAGTAGCGGCAGAACCGATACCACCGTCAAGCACAACATCAGATGCCATGCCAGCGCCATAGTATTTCAATGAAGCAAAACCAGCGCCTTGAGTGGAGTTACCACCGTCAGTAACACGCTGAATGGATTGCATAGACTGCAAATACAAACGATAGTAATTGCTGTCAGCAACGATCAAGTCAGGCTTGTCTGTACCGCGAATCAACTGAACGGCCAAAGAATCCATGTAAGACTGGATGTTTGAAGCTGTAACAGCCGCACCGCCATCGGTCACGCCAGAGAACTTTTGTGAACGCCAGAAGCTGTAGTTGGCACGGTTAATACCACCGTAAGTACCAGTTGAAGGTGCATCAGGAACTGCTGCGCCCAAACCAGTAATGTTTTTGCCGCTGTTGCCTGTGCCATCTGTGTAGATGTCAGAACCAATACGGTTAGCCAATTGTGCTTCAGCAACATTCATACGGCCATCAAGCAGATCAATAATCGCTTCTTTGCCCGAGTTCTGGATCATTTCAAGACCAGAGATGGACACAGCAGCAGCGTATTGAGTAATGCTGAATTGAGCAGAACTGATAGGGCTGTTTTGTGATACGTTCAGCACTTCATAACCAGAATAAGAATTCGTGTTATTGGTTGTGCTGTCGTTGTACATAATCTCTTGCAAGATCACATTACCGCCAGAGAATGTTTTCACATTTCCACGGTCTTTGAGTCGGCGCAAAAGGGCGTTGTTGTTTGTGACGTTATCAGCTAACTCACCAGTACGGCTTTGAATGTTGGTCGCAATGATGTCGCTGATACTGGAATTGGCAAATGCCATAATAATTCTCCTATATCAATTAAAGTCGTGCAGCTATTTGGTCAAATTGCTCTGCCAGCAAGCTACGTCGGTCTTGAGCATTGTTTTTAGTGGCGATTCCTGGTGTGGAACTTTTCACAGAAACTGCATTAGCCCTTGCAGATTTCGCTGCTCGGTCTGCCGCTACTCGTTTTGCGTTATCCAATTCGGCCTGTTTGCTGATTTGTACGCTATCAAATAACTCTGGGTCGAGGCGCACAGCTTTTTCATATGCGTCCTCTAACGTATGGGCCACGCCACTCTGTAGGAGTTGAATCATGGTCGGACGTGCTTCTTCAAAATGTTCGGCTTTAGAGCTAAATTTTTCAATTTCGCCTAAAAGCTGTTGATTCTGAACTTGCTCTTGTTGCTGTTTCCAGCCATTCACTTCACCACGAACATTATTCAGTTCGTTCTGAAGTGCATAAATCGTTGGGTCAACCGTCTGTTGAAAGTTAACTTCATTTAAGTTTACTCCATACTGTTGCGCTAATCTACTAAATAATTGCAATTTTTCTTGCCCATTAGTAGTTCGCAACATATGGTCAGCTTCCAACAAGGCTTTAACCGCCTTGGGAGTATCTAAACCCATGCCCTGAATTGTCTGCAAATAAGGATTAACTACCTCGTTAATCTGATCTGCAAACTGCGCTTTGGAGATTAAAGGCTCAACACCCTTGCGCATTTGTTCTTCACGTTGCCAAGCATACTCTTGCATCTTGGGGTCGGCAGTCTGCCAAACGTCGTGATAGTCCTTTTTCCAACTAGCTGGCGCACGCTTCCAAACGGGTTCTTCAACGGGTTCTTCTGCGGGCTTTTCATTGGAAGCAGCAAATTTGCCCGTGTCATCACGTTGGAATTTTGCGGGTTCAGCTTGGGCTACCTCATCAAATTGCTGTGAGAGTAACTCACGACGATTATCTGGCGCTTCTGACGGGACTATGGGTTCTGTAGTATCCAAAGTTATCTCCTGTGGTATTTCATCTGGATTGCTTGCTCACGCAATGAATTCATGATCTTGTTGGCTTCGCTGTGGGTCATGTTGCCCAACTGTTGCGCCAATACCTCACGCCTTTTCTCGCTCGATGGAGGGGTGAGTTTTGTTTCCATTGATTCATTGCCCACCTCGATACATCCATTTGCTTTCAGATGTTCACGGTGTCGGCTTCGGCTCTGGATCATAGAGCCATCAATCATAGATTTGTAAGGAGCAATGTCGCCCATAACCATGGGGGCTTGGACATCTTCATCGTTGGCTTTGTGTTTTTCAACCAACTCGCCATTACGCATAACGTAAGTAGTTCTCATAGTAGCAAAATTTCCTCGTCATCTGATTCGATGTGGTCGTCCCAAATTAACTGCATTTTGTCCAAATTTGACATCATTTTGTCGATGTCTGTCATTGTGACATTTTGCTTGGTTTTAATTGTAGCAAATGTTTCAACATAAGGCGCAATTATTTCCTCGGGTATTTTCCCCTCAACAATGCGCTCAAAAGCCGCGAGAATCTCATCTCTGCGCTTTTTGTTCTTCTCTTGCTCACGTTTAAACTGTTTTTTCTGCTTATCGGGGCCAGGATCATGGGTGTCATCAAGATAAATAATTGGCACAGGAGGCGTTACGTTGCCTACCGTACCTGTAGCTTGAACACCCGTTAGTTGGACAATTACGGGGAAAGTAGCAGTTACATCCCCAACGCCACCCGTGGCTTGGTTGCCCGATAGTGGGAGACTATCCCACTTGGCATCACCCCAATCACCTATGCCCCATGCACCCTGTGCCATTATGCGATACGCAAAAGACCTGTGGATGCGTTGTTCACGGGCATGGTCAACGTAAAGTTGCCAGCCGTTACTGTTTGCGATCCAAAGTTATGAACGCTTACTGCTTTGTTACCAGCGCTTGAGTTGTAGATTAGAACAGCATCAAAAGCCGTTGTAACTGTTAAAGCAGTCCATGAAAAGTCACCAGATGGCGTCCAGTATGCCGTTGTTCCGCTTGTTGCGGGTGCATTGGCATTGGCCACCGTCACGCCTCCAGCGGTGTAACCTGTGCCAGATGTATTCGTAACTTCATCAGTTGTTGAATAAACCGTAGTCCCCGCACCCAAACTGCCACTTGCAAAGTACAAAGCGGCTTTAAATGTGTTGCCTGTGCTTGGCGTGAAGTTATGCGTTCCTGTGAGCAATTCGCCCTTGAAACTTGTACACATTGCCGTTGAATTTGCCATTTTGGTTCCTCAAAAAGATAAAGCAGCGCCATCAGCAATGGCCGCATCTTTTAAATGCACATGAACTGACCGATGCACCAATTCATTTTCAAGCCAATATTCAACCCACGCAATAGTTTCTGTGTCGGTGTCTGATTGACCTTCCCGCTTTTCAAGCAAAGATTCATCCATTTGCCCTTTAGTGGTTTCAATCATTTAACAACCTCCATGCCAATGGCTTTACCATCAGGCCCACGAATAATCCTCTTTGGCGCTGAAATCATCTCAGCCACGGATTTCATGACTTCTTTGTTGTCATTCTGGTTCTTCATCATTTCTTGCATTGTTCCAACAGTATTGTTGTGGCTTTGCATGACTTGTTGATTTGAATTGTTCACCGTGTTCATCATTGCCTCAATCATGCTACGCAAGTCTTGATTCATGGCTGATTGAACTTGCTGTTGTGCAGTTATGTCATCAGGGTGCATTGAGGCTGAATGGTTGATCTGGGCAACACGAATCTTTGTGTTGGCGTCCAGTTCAGCCTTAAAGCGCTCCATTTGCTGTTCACGTTCAAGTTTGGCACTCTCAAGTTGAGCAGTAAACTGTTGTTTTTGCGCCTCAGATTGCAACTCTGCTTGCAACTTCATCTGCTCCATTTGCATCTCAGCTTGCACTTTGGCTTGATGTAATTGGGCATCAAACTGTGCTTGCGCTTGTGCGGCTTGCATATCTGCTTGGACACGCATCTGCTCTGATTGCTGTTGCGCTTGCAACTTAATCATCTCAGGATCAGGCTTGGGTTGCTGTGGTTGTGCCATCTTTTGCTTGATTTGGTCTAGCGCTTGGTCAATTACGCCTTCAAGTTGCTCTGATGACTTAAACGCACTCACGCCAAACTTCATGACTTCCATCAATACAGGCGTCATTTCTGGGCTTGCTTGTGCAACAGGCATGGCTTGCTGCAAGAAGCCCGCAAACGCACCAATAAATTCGGTACGTTCACGCTTCATGGCCGCTTCGTCCAATTGAACCAAACTATCTGCCGCCACTTCAATCCTGAAATTACGCAATGGCTTGGTTTTAATCAATTGCAAAGCCTGTGGAATCATCTGCTGATCCACGGGTTGCATCTGGCTTGCTGCCGCATACATAATAATCGTCTGCGGTTGGAACTTGGTGCAAATGACTTGCGCTTTAAGTCTAATCAGATCAGAGGCAAACAATGCCACTTCTTCTTGCATAGAACGCAGTCTAAGGCTCGCAAATTGTCCCTTGATCTGTTGGGCAGTAGCTGTCTCACTTGCTTGTGACGCGCCCCTCAAAATGTCAGACAAACCTGTGATTTCATAGATTTGTTGCTTGATTTCTTGTCGTGCGCGATAACATTGAAGCAAAGCATTGGCCAAAGTGTCCAACGGCAAAAGGTCAATTGAACCCTTTAAACCGCCTTTTTCACTAAACGCCATCCACTTGTCAACAGGAATCAGGGTGTTGTTGTCGCCCTCTGTCAACAATCGTTGCAATGCGGGGGTGCTTGCATCGTAAACACCACGAACGCGCAAAGACTTGACCAGTCCATCAATTCGGTCGCTCAAGATGTCCAACTCATTGGCTTGGTCTTGATACAGCACAAAGTCAGGAACAGGCACAAGGCTGTCGCTTGTCATCGTTGCATACAAAGGCTTGCAACATGGGAAAAACTGCTCTAACTCAAGCGGGTCATCGCGTACATCAATGAACTTGTTGCCTTGTTTGCTGAACCAATAGACCTTGGCAGTCTCTTTGTCCCACAATTCGCAAATCTTGGCGCGTGTGTATTCTCTTTGATTGCTTGCGTAGTTTGACAGAGGATCGGGGCCACTATCCAATGGAATGTTGCGGGCTGCTTCCTCGCCAAAACGCTCAACCAAGGCGTCTTTGGTCATATAGACCCAACGCCATACTTGGGTTACTTCTTCCCATGTACGGGCTACGCTGTGGCCAAAATCAGCCCAATGGACGTAGTCAGTAGGTGCGCATTCGTACTCAATCTGCTCCATTGGCTCGGCTTGGCCAGCGGTGTAGTCTTTGGTTTCTGCCTCATCCGTATCTTCGGTGACTTGCAAGCCATCGTCGTTTTCGGGGGTTTCGGGCATACCAGGCACTTGGACAACGTGCGGCTCATAGCGAACCCATGCCACACCACGGCCACCCAAGAACCGATCTTCAACAGCATGACGCATCGTGCTTCTAAAGTCGGTGTAATGCTCAATCTCAAAATCTAACGCACGCTCAACCAAAGAGGACGCAACCCGACCAACTGGATCATTGTCGCCAAACCTACGGCTGACATCAGCCTTTGGCATCTTGCTATAAACAGCAGGGATTAAGGTTTGGACGTTTGACCAGAGAATGTTGAACTTAGCGGTGTCATTGCCGCTTGCGCTACGGGTGTCATCCCTGTAACGCCTAATGATCTTCTTGGTGCGTGCTTCCCACTTCTTAAACTCGTTGTCATAAGTGGCGATGAGGGTGTTGTACTTGTCAACTTCCGTTGGGACTAATTCAGCCATTGTTCTTTCCTTCTTAGCAAGTCCATGAGGCTGTCATTTATTCTCAGGCTTTGCGGTTTTAGCGGCTTCTTTGAAATCTTTAGCGGTAGGGGCGTCTTTACTGCCCACTTTGTTCATTTTTTCGCCTGAACCCGCTTTGATTCGCTCTTGTTTAGCCAAAATGTTGGCATAAAGTCCAGCTTTAGACATGATTAAGCCGAGAAGATGCCAATGGCTAACACTTCAACGCCAGCGCCTGTGGTGATCTTCCACGGGCCATTTCGGGACACAACATTCAATTCGATGTCGTATTGACCAATGCCACCACCAGGCGATGCGGGCAACAGCACATGGCTAAAACCAGCGCCATCAAGAATGCTAACGCTGCCAGTTGCCGCTGTTGCTACTGTGCAAGCTAGGCGGTGAATATAGTCACCCGCTGCACCTGTTCCACCCAAAACACGCGCAGTTGAGCTTGCGGGGACGTGTTCATATTGGTATGTATAAGGACTATTTGTGCCACTCATATTCGATTACTCCTTGCGGTTTGCTTGTGGATTGCCCACATATCGTTCATTGTGACTTCGTTTTCAGGGCCAACAATCAACACTTTACTCGGGTCTGGTGGGTTGTCTTTAGGTTCTTCCCGCCAACTAATTGCTAACATCCTCATGGCATCGGCTGCGTGACTTGTCCAGTCATGCTTTGGAGACTGCCTAAATGCCTTCGTATCCTCGTTATATTCACGCTGATACTGTCTCAATGCTTCAATGCCATCTGCGCACTTTTCAGCATCAAACCAACATCTAGGCAATGCCATCCGAACCGCTTGCAAACCATCTTGGATTGTCAAACTTGGCACAATCGCCAAATTGTTGATGCCCAATCCAACTGCCATTTGCTCAATTACTGACTTCCCACCGCTTGCCAAAGTCCTTGCTCTTGCATCATGCGGTAAGTAGTGCTTTCCGTAATTGTAGGGTTTTTCTTTGATTTTTGTTACAAAATCTTCAATTGTTCCACCAGAAAGGGCAAAAAAATCAACAATATGGATCTCCCCGCCAATGACCTGATACCACCAAATGGCCGTGTCATCAGTACGCCCCAAGTCCCAAGCCGTGTGTGTCTTAACCTCAATCTGGTTCTCAACCTTGGTGATACGGCCTTGTTCTGTAACCTCGCGCATCTCATCCCCATAGATTGCGCCAACAATGGCCGCCTCAAAGCTGCACTCATACTCTTGGAGATACTGGTCTTTTGCCAACTGCGCCCTTGCCGCATCTAACTCTGTCTCTGGCAATAGCTTTGATTTACTAGCGGGCAAAGACAGCGTAAACCACTCATGTGGCTGTTTTCTGCTTGTCTCAAAGATGTCCCAAAACTGATTTTTACCCTTGGGCGTGCCACCAAAGACGCACCAGCCCTGTTTGTCAGATAACGCTGGCCTGACCACGTTACCCCAAACGCTTGGCTTGAAGTCGCCATATTCATCAAGGTAAAGCCCATCAAAGCCCAATCCACGCATGGCATCAGCATTGTCAGCGCCAAACAGCCTGATCTTTGCCCCGTTTAACAGTTCAATGATTAAGTCGGCTTCATTGCTAGACTTGGCAATAGGACGGGAAAAGTATTTGAGATAGTCCCACGCCACGCTCTTGGCTTGACTTCTATACGGGGCGACGTACCCAAACAAGGGCATAGGGCTTTTGCAAGTGATTGCCGCCCTGATGATGTCGTTGATGGCCGCAACGGTCTTACCCGCCCTTCGGTGAGCAACCAAGCAAGCCCATCGCTCGGTTCTGGCGTGAAACTCCCTAAACTGCTTTCTAGGGCTGTAAGGGATTTCTATGATTCCGCTTGCCATTTAATGACCATTTCTTGAGGGCCACCGTCTACGCCCGTTACCTCTGAACGCGCCAATTTGGGTACATGGTACTCAACAACGCTTTGGAACATCTCAAACGCCTTGGCGGGGTTTGGCTTTATGTCATTAGTAGGATCACCTTCAGCAACAGCGTCGAGCCATTCTGTGAGCCTGTGGGCGTTTTGATCGACAAACAAGGCTATGGCCTGTCTTGCCTCTTGCGTGACCTTGTTGGGCGTTCCAGCGGGTCTGCCGTTCGGGTTATTGGTCTTACCCTTGCGGCTTTGTTTAGTTTTGTTGTTTTCAGTCATTGCTTGCACCTTGTCGGGTGAGGGCGTTGATTTGGTCTTTAATTACGCGTGCGAGAAAACAGGAAAATTACACGCTTGACATCCTCAATTGCCTGTTTAACCGCCCTCGTTTTTCTTTCTGTTCATTACTTTTATTTGATTTTTAAGGCTTCTTTTAAAACTCTTTGAATGTAATCTTTGTAATCTAGTTTTGATGTATTTGAAAGTTTTTCAACAGCGTCTGTGATTAGTTCGTAATAGTCTTGATTTGTCATGCCCGTTTGCTTACTAAACCAATGCTCTTTCAAACTTTTGCACCATGCGGCCGTAAAGAAAAAACATAAAGTAAAAGCACCCCATTGTTCAGCTTGATAAGAGGCATAAAACCAGAATGGTTGTCCTAACAAACCAAAAATGCAAGCCCACTTGCGGTATTCTGTTCTTTTGTCCTGAATTAGCCAAATTGCAATTAACTCTGTAACTGCAATAAAAATTTGCTCAATCACTTAGAAAGTCCTTCTTTCCATGCCCATGCTGGCAATAAGCCAGTTTTTTGTTCTGCGTATTCTGTCAAAGCAGGGTTTGCTGTTTGGTTGAATTTTCCAAAAGGCCCAAAATTAACCCATGAGTTTTGACCTCGTGTTTCAGAAGTTACGGCTGGCAATGCTTCGGGTGAATACATCCTTGCATGAGATTGGAAAGCGTTTTCCTCACCTGCTGCGCGAAAGCCAACGCCATGCTTGGCATGACCAAATACATCATGAACAGCACGAAACACATCGTTGGCTGTTACTTCTTTACCGTTCCATTTTTCACCCACACGCATTAGCAATGGGTTGGCTTGGCTTGCTTCCATTGCCGATGGCCCGCCAAATCCTTGCTCTGTGGGAAATACAGACAATTTTTTGTTTAAAATTACATCATTTATGGCGTTTCTAGGATTTCCATAAATATCACCCGACTCGGGCATAAAATCAAACTTATAGCCTTTTTGTCTCAAAGCCTCATATTGACCCATTGTTTCTTCAATTAAAGCGGCATATGCTTTTTTAACACTTGGATCATTAGGATTGTTGGCCATCACTTGATAAGCCTCAGCTAACTTGTTTGCTCGATTTGGGTCAATTTGAGAATACTTGGTTAAAGGTTCATAAACAGAACCTTTGTCGGCCATGTAGTTTTTTGCAATGTCAACCAACCGTTGATCTGTTCCAAATTGCTCTAGTTTTCCACCTACATTTACCGCGCTTGGCAAACCTTCCAATGATTTACCAATAAATCTTTTGGGCGCAAGAATGCCGCCGACGTTGTAACCTTCTGCCATCAAAGCAGCTAATCGTCGGCTCTTTGGGCCATAATTCATGCCCTCTGAAGTTGTAGCGTCATAAAGCTGGTCTTTTGCGGCAACCGCCCTGTTTACGGCATCGATGCCCATTTCTTTTAATCCCGTTACAGGGTCTTGAGCAAAGTTTTGCACTCGACCAGGGATGGTTTTAATGTTGTTGTAAATGTCGGCTAAAGTAGACATTACTTTTTCGCCACTATTTTGTTGCGCCAAAGGGTCCAAACTCTTTTTAGCGTTATAAAAGTTTAAAGCAGCAGCAATTTGTTGTGGATCAGCCATTGGTCAAGACCTTTCTTTTTTGTCCATTGCCATCATTGCTTCAGCTAATCGTTTGCCTTTGTCGGCCTGATTGTAATCTTTCGCTACGCTTACAGGAATACCCATCTTTTTTGCAAATTCAGGGTTATGTGCGGCTGCGGCCATCATTCTGGCTTGTGCTGGTGAGTGGCTTGGCATGGCTTAGTTCAAGAACTTGAGTTTATACAGCGTTGAATCAATGTTCTCTTGGATGTTATCCACAAGCTGATTCAGTTCTGAGTCTTGGGGCAGCTCTTTGCGGATGTCCATTACGAACTTAGACAAGATTTCAAAGTATTTGATTGGGTCGGAATTTGGGGGATGGTACTCATTGGGGAATTTTTTGAGTTGGCCATACTTGCCCATGTAAGCCTCGGCATAGGCGTCTGCTTGCTCAATGATTAGGTCATAGAACGTGCCAAGAGCCATGTGCTTGCTAAAGCTGTTGGTTGTCCAGTGCATTAAATGGGCATTTGTGCCGCAATGCAGTAAAGCAAGGACAAAGTTTGAGACATAGCCTGAGTATTTATCCATGCTTTTTCCTGAAAAAAGTGGTGAGACTGCATTTTAATACAATCCCACCACAAGGCAACTGCAAATTTAGTATATAGGAATTGGGATTTCTTTGGGCCATTGATTGTTTTCAACCAAGTTATCCACAGTCCTTTGATGCGCTTTTAACCACATTTCCTTGCGTTCCTCTTTTGTCAGGTGCGCACCTTGGTCAATCGTGTAATGGCACTTTAAACAGAGTGCCGCCACATATTCATCGCTTGATTTTAGGGACTTTCCTTTGCCACCCCATTCAGCCCAGTTGCTGTGAGCCGCTTGGACACCATTGTCCATCCCACAACATTGACAAGGTAAGCTGGCCACCAATTTCAATAGCTTTTGGCTTCGGATGTAGGTTTGTTTAGGAAACATCATGGCTCAATTCCCTTGTCTGCCATCCAAGCCATTAGCCATTCAATGAAATCTGAGCCTTCTTCTTTGCTGAATTTTCGGCTTAGTAGTCCCAGTTGAACAGTCCGATAACCATCTAGGCTTGGGGTAATTCTTCCAAGGGTGCGATTAGTCTCATGCGCCCATTGGTCAATCAATAGGCGTTTCCAATCGTCATCTGACCAAGGAGAGCCAACGGCTTTCATTTCCTTGGTTATTTTGTCAATCAAGGCATGAAACATGGCATTTTGGTCTGTGCTTCGGCTTGCCTTTTTAATTTCTAAGCGCAATTGCTTGCCAGCTTGCAAGTTTTCTTTGATCTTGGGCCACAAGGTTTTCAAAACTGTTTGGGCTTGCTCAATGTTGTGTAAGGTAACGATCATTTCAAATCCTTTGGTTGAATTTCCTGCCCCAATTTTTGTACTTCACTCATGGCAATTTCACGCAATGCCGCTTGTAAACCCGCCAAACCACCAACACGCTGATCCTCAATAAAAATCTGCGGAAGGCCACGCACATCTGGATAAGCAAAGTTGAATGCTTTTCTGACTTCAGCATCGTCCATGTCGTTCTCAATAAACTTCAGCCCTTTAGACTTTAAAAGCTGTTTGGCAGCCACGCAGTTAGGACATTTGCTTTTTGTGTAGATAAAAATGTTCATACTTGCCTCACTAAAACTTCAACCTTGGCGATCTCACCATAAACCTTGGTTGCGTGAATTGATGTGATTTGCGAATCCGACAAAAAGACAATTTTGTCCATGCCATCGCAGATTGCCTTGACCACGTTATCCAAATCGGGTTTTTTGATGTGTTTCTCAATATTGCTTAAACAGGCTTCTGTGCGTTTTTTGGAGTAACTGGCTGGAACGGGAAAGGTAACGTAAATAAACGCCTCCAATGCCCCATCTAAGGCTTCTGACGCACCCATTGCTGCTTTTGCCATCATTCCAACCTCGGCTTCATAAGTTTTTGTCTTTTCGGGGGTGTAAGCAACGGGGAATTTGCCCCTTGTGGAAAACCTTGGTCTGCCCTTGGCGACAGGCTCTCCGTACACCGTAAACATTATTTGGATCATTTCTTGTCTTTCTGTTCGTTCATGCGTCTGCGTAGATCATCAGCGGCAGCTTGCCCACGCCTCTGAGCTATGTGGATCAGCGTCTGTTGCCACCAATATTGCGCTTCCCCTCTGCCCTCCTCTAGCGCTTTCTTGCGGTAGCGTTTGATCCAATCCAATGCTTCTGTATTCCTCATAATCTCCTGTAAGTTCAAGCGCTCTTGTGATGACATAGTGGCTAAATTGTTGGCCTTCTCTGACTCGATCAAGGATTCTGTTGGCAGTTTCATAGTTCATTTTGTGTATTGCTTTTTAAGAGCCGCCAATTTTGCCAATGCTTCTGCCCTAACACGATCACTCTCAATTTGCTCGTGAATCGTCATCTTGCGTTCAATCTGCGGTAATGGCTTGATGGGAATTTCAAGGCCAGCGTTGCACAAGTTTTTAAATTTGATGGCGCTTGGCACAAATTCTTCATTTAGCTTGGAAATTGCGTAGTCCATGCTTGGGCGGTATGTCAGGAAACGTCCAAGTTGGTTTTTCCATTCCTGGCGCACAAACTCAGGGTCTAGTCCATCAAAGTGACGATTGAATGGCGCACCGTAAATTGCCATCATGCGGCCAAAGATGTAGTCAAGACCTTGGTCTTGTGTGCAAAAGTCAGTTTCCAAGTAGCTTGACATTGCTGTTGCCTCCGATAAGCCCACGGGTTAGGCCAGAAATGACCCTTTGATTCATTTGACCAGTCTTGCTCAAACCCTTTTCATCAGGCTTTAGCCAATCAGCTTGCAAGCCCTGCGATCCTCTGGCGCACCAAACACTCAGGAAATCGCTAAACGCCATGTTTGCTTTGGCGGCTTCTTTCCTTGCGCTGTTGACTACAGTTTCTGTAACTGGTGCTTTCTTGGCTTTGCGTAGTTGTTTCCAATCATCCCAAATCTGTTGATCAACATCAGGAGGGCAAGCAACGACAGTTGCGTACTTCTTTTTGTGTTCTGTGTCTTGTGTTATGTGTCTTGTGTCTTGTGTAGCATTGCTTTCGGATTGCGTTGGCAATGCGTTCGCATCAAGACCTTTATTCCATCGGGCTTTGGCACTAGCACTTGCTTTAGCAGATTTCTCACCAGTTTTAGCAATTTCACGATTGGCACGAACTGATGACCATCCTTTTTTAGTTAACTCAAAGAACTCTTGCAATACGATTGCAATGCTTTCGGTATGCGTTCGCATCCTAATTTGTCTTGCAATTTCTGGAATGTCATCAGGTATTGGTGACTCATGAAGATAGTACCAATCAAGCAAACGCCTGTAAGCCAAATCTTCAATTTCAGATAGGTGTGCGGTGTGACTTTGATAGTCACCAATATTGAACTGGTAATAGTGCATAACTCGCCTTTTCACCCCCTTAAAAGAAACTGCGGCAGGAGAGGGAGGAACTCTTTTCGGAACGGGGATCAATCCATTCCTAGCCGTGTTTCAAACAATTTTACTCTACAAACCAATGTGGACGCAACAACTTTAATTGCCACACCCTAGCTTGAGGCACAGTTTTCCATTGGGAAATAGCCGCTTGGCTAATACCCAACAGCTTGCCTAGCTCATCCTGTGAGCCTGCTAGTGCAATAAACTTGTGTTTGTCCATAAGGCAGATTGTATATTAGTTGGCTAATACCCTTACAGTTGACTTGGTTATATAAGGTGCGTTATAGTCACCCCATGCCCTGAACTTCTCGGGGTCTATTTAAGGCACAAAATGAAAACAAATCTTATCCCCAACGCTAACTGGCAAACACAGCAACGTGGCACTAATGACCAAGAGTATCAAATTTACTTGGCTTTTGCTGACGATGGCAAAGGTGGTGACATTACCCGCAATGGTCAACCACTCAAATCTTATGAGGAATGGATTAACTGTTAATTAACAGGGCTTCGGCCCTTTAAGGAAAACAAATGAAACCTACTCAACTCCAACACAGCTTTGAAAACGTAGTGTCCTACGGCAACGGTGAGACTGTAGAAGTCGTAACTGTCGGTTATGACTATTTGCCTGAAGAAATCAACTACCCATACGCACCAGACTATGCAGAAGTCTTTGATGTGTTCGTGTTTGATCAACAGGGCAAGCACATTACTTATGACATTCCCCAAGACGAATACAACCGCTTGATGGATGAAGCCAAATCACACTTTTCTATGGAGGCCGTATGAAATCTAAGATTATTCAAACCCTAATTGAGTGGACATTGGCGATCGTCATCTTTGGCGGTTTGGGCGTACTTTTGGCTTGGAGAGCATGATGATTGAACACATCAAAGAATACTGGCGTATGCCATCGCCAAAAGAGTTAGCAGCCAAAGAACTTGAAATGGCGCAACGCAAGCTGTTAGAGGCTCTTAGCGCACAGGAATATGCAAAGCGCATGGCTGACTATCACTCAGACCGAATCAAACGCCTCACGGCTTATTTAAAGGACGAATAATGAAAGTTTATCAAGCAATTAACGCCATTCAATCAGATTTAGCCAAGATCGGCATTTCCAAAGACCGCGTGAACTCTCAAGGCTCTGGATACAAATTTCGCGGCATTGACGATGTGTATAACGCAATTAGCCCATTGTTGGCAAAACATGGTTTGTGCATTTTGCCCCGTATGCTTACCCGTGAATGTACCGACAGAATTAGCGCCAAGGGCGGCAACCTGTTTTATGTGGTTGTGGAAGCAGAGTTTGACTTTGTAAGCGCAGAAGATGGTTCTAAACACACGGTTAAGACTTTTGGCGAGGCAATGGATAGCGGAGACAAGGCAACCAACAAAGCCATGTCAGCCGCTTATAAATACGCTGCATTCCAAGCGTTTGCCATTCCCACAGAGGGCGACAATGATGCTGATGCCTACACGCACGATGTTGCACCAACAAGCATTGATCCTAACAGCATGACAGATTTGTTTGCGGCCATTGAATCAGCCACCACAGAAGATGATTTAAAGATTGCTTACAAAATCGCGTATGCCGCTTGCGATAACAACAAGTTTTGGCAACTCAAAGTTATTGCAGCCAAAGATGAAGCAAAGGCAAAATTAAAATGATTGAAATTGTCCAAGGCACAAACGAATGGTTTGCGGCTCGGCTTGGTAAGGTCACAGCATCCCGTGTGGCTGATGTGCTTGCCAAAACCAAATCAGGCTACTCAGCCAGTCGTGACAATTACATGGCTCAGTTGGTGTGTGAACGCCTGACAAACCAAAAGGCTGAAAGTTTTACTAACGCTGCTATGGCTCATGGCGTAGAAACAGAGCCACTTGCCAGAGCCGCATATGAGGCGCTTAAAGACGTTTTAGTTGATGAAGTGGGGTTTGTGCCTCACCCAACGATTGAAATGGCTGGTGCGTCTCCTGACGGGCTTGTTGGCGATGATGGATTGATCGAATGCAAATGCCCCCAGACAAATACACATATTGAGACTTTATTAACTCAATCTGTGCCAACAAAATATTACACCCAGATGCAATTTCAACTTGCGTGTACTGGTAGGCAGTATTGCGATTTCGTTAGTTTCGATAATCGCCTACCAACAGAACTTCAATTGTTTGTGAAGCGAGTCCCAAGGGATGAAACTTACATCAAGCTAATGGAAGCAGAAATCGTCAAATTCCTTGCTGAACTAAACGACAAAATTAACAAACTTATGAAAGTCAAAAATGTCTAAACTTTACGAAATCACCGTGTCAGTTGGTAAATACACCAAAGATGGTCAAGAGAAAACACGCTACCAAACCATTGGGTCTGTCATTGAAACTAAAAATGGCCCAATGCTTAAATTGGACACATTGCCTTTGACAGATTCAGGTGGTTGGAATGGTTGGGCATATCTCAATACACCAAAACCTAAAGACGATTACAAAGGTTTGCCAAAGGATGAAGACTTAGACGCGCCCTTTTAATTTTTATGGGGAAAGTGGCGCTTAAGCGGACGAAACACGAGTACCCACCTTTTTGGAGTAATCATGGACTATAAAGAAACATTTAAACGCATTTTTGCCATGCCTGAATTTCCAAGAGTTAGGGCAAATGATCCTCTTACTTCATTTGAAGCAGCAGAGTCAATTAAAGATTCTGTTTCACAGCATCATCAAGTGATCTTGGAATGTCTACAAACGCATGGCGCACTTGGCAAGGACGGAATTGCCAGTCTGACAAACTTAGACAGTAATCAGGTCGCCAGGCGCTTAAACGAAATGAAAATCATCGGTTTGATTGAATTGACAGGCAACACCGTCAAATCAAACTCAGGACGCAATGAACGGGAGTGGAAAGCAAAATGAGCAAGGGCAGCGCACCACGGCCATTTCAAGTGGCCAATAAAGAATATGCACAGCGTTGGGATTTAATTTTTGGCAGAGACAATGAGAAAACAAACAAAACGCAAGCATTGGAAACTGATCGATTCACTCAGACACGCGATCTTGGGGGCGGGAATAACGGAATCCCGAGTGCTGGACAAGTTGAGGATAAGGGAATTGGCGGCAATTGATGCTATGTCCAAGGGCATGGGGACAATCGTTGAATGGCAAGAACTTGCCGACATGATGAACATTTGTGAAGTGATGGGGTCAAGCGGCATCGGTGCTGAAGCACTACCCCATTGCCAACAGGCTCAAGAAGCACTTACAGAGGCCGCTAGACGATTTGAAAGTACAGGGAAAATGGGTTTGTCGGGGTTAGGTTTGCAAGCCCTTAGAGAAGTCTATGAGTACCATGACCTTCAGCGTTCTAGCGTACCTCGTAGCGTCTATGAGCAAATGATTATCAAGACGCGCAACCGCATCCAAAGCAAATCAAAAGAAGTAGTAGAGATTAAATGACACCAATATCAGAACCACGGCAACTTCACCCTTATAAAACTTGCGGAAAATGCGATGAAAGCAAACCACCAGAGGGCGGCATTGATATGGGGCATAGATGGATATGTCAGTCCTGTTGGATAATGCGTCTGACAGGCAAACACTTACGTCAAAACTCAGCCAAGAACAGCTAAAGCCTCATTGGTGTGCAAGACCCGATCATCAAATCCAATCGTGCCACCATTGATCTTCTTTGTTAGACCTAACCAGTCTGCCGCTTCAGCCAAGTTATTGCAGTTGTGTGTTGACCAAAACCATCCAGCCGTAAGTGCCGCATATTGAGGCGTTGCCACCAAGTCAGGATTAGCCCAAAAGTCCACGCCAAGGGCTTTTCCTGCATGGAAATACGAGTCTGAGCCAGTTAGCTGAACGCAGCCTCTGCCCCTGAAACGATACCCGTCACCTGATGCTTCGTCCCTGTTGCCCATGCGTGAGGCATAGACCTTGTTGGCGATCTTTTGTGGTTTGCCTGCATACTCATTTGCAATGTCTAATGTGGGAAACCGTTTAGACCACAATTTCATCAGCGTTGCCGCACGATAGTTCAGGTTTTCCTCAAGCACTTTAAACTTGCCACATTCATGGCCGCATTGACCAATAAATGCTGCTTGTTGGCGAGGCGTATTGATGCCAAACCGATCAAATGTCTGGTTTAAGGCATCTACCCATTGTGAGCCAATTTTTAACTTGGCAAGTTGGTCAGCGTTTACCATTTACCAACTCCCTCATTTCGTTATAGCTGGTGATACAGGCGTTAAGTTGGAGGATTGCTGAGTCTCCTTCTGCAACGATGGCTGCAATAGCTGCGAGAGTCTGTCGGTCAGATTCGCTTGTCTCGGTGTCCCGATCTGCGCTGGCAGGGGCGGCACTTGTGGAGGGTTGTACGCAACTTGAGGGGAGGCGCACCCGACCAGCACGAATGGCACGATCAAGGGCAGTAGTCTTTTGGGAAAGGGCATCATTGGCCTCCTGTAACTTGTTGGTTTGTGCAATTACCTTAGAAGTCATGTTGCGCTCAACTTCACGGGCTTCCTCATTTTTCTTGGCAATTTCAATTTGCATCTCAGCGTCACGCTCAAGCCATCCTTCATGATGGCCGTAAAAGTAAACACCCACAGCAGTTGCAATAGCGCCTAAAATTAACCAAGGATTTATCATGATTCATGCCTTGCGATTGCCCGCTCCATTGCAATATCCTCACGTTCAGGGTGTAAGTGATCCGCACCCGTCACAGGCGGTGGGCCAGGCGTCCAAGATTCGTCCAAAGCGGGATTTACCCACACAGGCATCTGTCCAAAAGGTTGACCAGCAACTACTGGTGATGCACCGTAAGCAGTTGGTGTTGGTGGGCATGGACTTGCGCTGCCACCTGATTGATATGTTTGTGTAGGGTTGGTAATTGCACCAACAGCCCTTTTGCCCACAATGCCACCAATACCGCCCACAATCAACAACACAATGTCGTTGAGCATCTTGGTATAGGCTTGGTCAATTGGGGCCATGCTCTTGATTGGCTGAGTAACAAACGTCACCGAGTACAGCAAAGCAAACACAATCCCAAACAAAATGACCGTAATCATGATAACCACAAAGCCCCAAATGCGAACCTCAATTTCGTCCGCATTTAGTTTGTGTTGAGGATCACTTCTGGATATTTGTGTCAGGAACTTGAGGGGATTCAATTTTCTTCTCCAGAATAGGGGCGACAAGGTATTCAGGACACATCTGAGTAAACAAACAACGAGGCTTCTGACAATCAGGTTTGTAAAAGTTATCAGGATCCTGACATTTATATCGATACCTGTCTTGAAAACATCCTGACAAAAATAATCCAACAATTAAAGCCAGAATAATGTGTTTCATTGTTTTATGTGATGTGTAAAAAGTTCATTTTCAGCGGCTTGCCTTGCAATAATCGCTTCTTGCATTGTTGCGTAATATCCCAAATGTTTTTGCTTGTAATTGTGAGTTATGCAAGCAGACCAAGGTTTTGAAATTAATCTTGATTCAAACCTAACACCACGGAAACCTGATGTATTTTGTTTTGTTCTAAAAATATTTTCACTATTTTGTTTTTGTGTTGCCAATCTCAAATTAATAGGTCTGTTATCTTCTTTGTCCCGATTAATATGGTCTATCTGCAATAATGGTATTGCACCATAAACATACAACCACATCAACCTATGTGCGTAATAATCTTTTTGGTCAAGCCTTATTAAAATATATCCAATCTTTTGTTTTGAACCAGCTTGTTGACCTTTTTGCGCTTTTCCACCCATTGTGTTGCGCCAAATAAACATACCTTTTTCAGTATCTACCTCTAGCAATTCGCACAAACGCTCTCGTGATAAACTAATTTCAGCCATTTGATGTCCTTTCATCATTTAGGTTAGAGATGCCAAGTAGTTAGAGCCACTTGGCATTTCGCATTTTACTCTTGCCAACTATATTAGCAAGTAATATCTTGACAGCCAGTTAGAAGTAACAATATCAGTAAATACTTCATAGCCCCAACATCCTCAAAAACTTGTTGACAATCTTGTCAGACAGATCGTTAGGTAGGAAACGCAAGAAGCCAACAACGTACCAAGCCACGCACATACGGACAAAAATTTTGAGGAATAAGTCAAACTGTTTTTGGTACTCATTCACCGACCACACCTTCCATGTGAGCAAACATCTCTTAGTTCAGTCACAGCAAACACAATCAACGCAAGCAAGGCAACAACAGCAAGGCCACCGATAAGCCAAGCCATTTGTTCTTCTTCTTCAGCTTTTAGACGTTTTTCTTCAGCCCGTAATGCTGCCATTTCTTTGGCATCATCCCTGTCCATTTCAGCTTGGCGTGCCTTGATCTTGTTCCAAACGTCAATCTTGCCCGTTTGCATGAACAACATTTTTAGTTCTTCTTCAAATGCTCTGGCTTGTTCAAGTGCCATCTCAATTTGAAGGGCGGCTCCCATGTTGGAACCCTTCTTGTTGGACTTGGCCTGAAGCATGGCCTTTGTTGCTTGACTTTTAGCGTCAAACATTTTCCCAAGCATGGGCGCAAGACCGCCTAAGTCATTGGCGACCTTACTCGCCTTCTTGACCATGCTAATGGCACTTTGTAACCCTTCAAGTGCCGCTATTGGGTCAATAGGAATCATCCCCTAGTCCACCAATGGCTGACGTAGCCCAAAAGTGTTGAAATAGCAGACACAAAAGCCATGCCCATCCAAAAGCCACCACGACCTTTGTTTGCCAATTCAATAAGGGTTTCAAGTTGGGATTCCATCTTGTCAATCTTGGCTTCCATTGATTCAACTTTTTGCCAAAGAACCCCATATTTGACCAAATCAATGTCAGACATATGTCAAATCTTTAAAATGTTATGGTGCATCAGGCTTTGGGTACTTTGCCTTAACAGCAAGACACGCATCAATGTATGCTTGAATTTGCGCTTGATCGCCTTTTACTACGCCATCAATGTAATTGTTAATTGACGGATATTCTTTTGCCCTATCACGTTGATATTGCGTTCTAGCAAATTCGATTTGTTCCGTTGCGATAGTGGCTTCTAATGCTTGCCATTCCGCTTCTTCTTCAGAGGTGAATGGTACATTGCCTTCAGCAGTTGCGTGATAACGTGTCATGTTATGCCTTTGCTATTCCGTAAAGTGTGAATGTTCCAGAGATTGTTCCAGAGCCTTGGTAAAACCTAATGCCTTGCACGGCTCCTGAATTATTCCAGCCATTGCTATAACCAGCCGTGCCGTTAATACCAGCCGTTCCTGAATTAAAACCAGAACCATTTGAAGTGCAAATCTTTCCAGCACCACTATTAGCGCCAATAATATTTACTATAAAGCCTCCATTTGAACTGGGGTCTGTATACGCATTAAATACACCACTGGTTCGAGTAGTTGTAGACCCAGATGCGCCAGCAACTAAAAAATAAGTTGATCCAGTATCGTATGCCCCACCAGTTTTAAATCTGATATTTCCTGTACTTGCTGCGCTGTTGGCAAAATTGTCAATGACAACCATATAGTTGTCATAGGTAGAGCTAAAACCTGTTTCCACATCAACAGTTGAAGCGCCACTTGCAGTGACAGTGGACAAATAAACCAAACCACTAGCGTTTGGAGTAGTCCAAGTAGGCGCTCCAGCGCCAGCAGAAGTCAGCACTTGTCCAGAAGTTCCAACAGCAGAATAAGCATGAGCTGTTCCAGTTCCGTAGCCCACCCCACCAGCCGTAGGAGTAGCCGTTGAATTAGTGCCACCATTTGCCACCGCCAAAGTGCCCGCAACAGTAACTGCGCCACTTGTTGCAGTTGATGGGGTTAACCCTGTGCTTCCAAATGTGATACTTGAAACACCTAAAGCTACGGGAGGGGCATTGAGCAATTGAAACCGAGTTCCATCGTATTCAATTAAATAAATTTGACCACTTACAAGATCACCTGCAGCCAAAGCAGTTGATCCTGCTTTTGTGATGCTTTTAGCACCTAAACTGTTTAAATTGATTGTTGTTGCCCCCGTGTTTGTATTAGCCGCAACAAAAGAAAACAAATTTCCCGTGGCGTATGCACTAGGGGCGGGAGATAAAGAACCCGTCAATGTGTCTGTGCCTGAAACCGTTGCAATAGTGGTTGCACCAGCTTGCAACTGGCCATATTGAGCCGCATCCGTTGCCGCAGAACCCGCACCCAAACCTGTTACTTTAAACCCCCCCATTGGGATGTTTGCAGTAGGTGTAGTTTGGCCATCTTTGGTCAACGCAGTAGTTAAACCCGTAGCCAAATCAGCAGTCAGCAAATTAAATGCCGTGCTAGTGATCGTTGTGCCTGTAACAACGGGCTGACCCGCTGTGTTGATATTGAACGTGCCTGAACCGTTGTAACTCATTTTGTATCCTTATCTGCCGTATTGGTCAAGGTTTTGGCCAATTATTGAGCCAGCACCAGTTTGCATTTGCGTTGATCGTTGGTTTAAAGCACGAATCAATGCCGCTGTGTTTTCAACTTCCATCTGCCCTGTTTGGCCACGCAATAACAACATTTTAGCTAGTTCATTGCGTGTTGTCTCAGGCATTTGGTTGATTACTTGGCCAATCCTGTTCTTGACATTTGCCGCCTCACCCGCAGCCGCCATTGGGTTGCCCGTAGCCACATTTGCCACCGCCTTACCCGCATTCATTGCGGTAGGCATCACGCCCAAATCTTCAGCGCCAGCCATCCTAGAGAAAGTCCCCGAGCCGCGACCAACTTGCTCCAACGGTTTCAGTCGAGCTTCTTTGGCCACATCTTGAGCAAACTTTTGGTAGTTGTCGCCAAAAATCTCTTTCAGTCTGTTGCTAGTAGCGGGTTCTTTCCACATCTTCAGTAATGAAGTCTGACCCGCTTCTGTGCCAACTTTGTCCTTCAAAGACTGCAACGCGCCTATGCGGAAAGCCTCTAGTTCGCTCCCCGACATATTGCTCATCAAGTCAGACAATGCAATATCGTCTTGCTTCATGGCCGTTCTACCCTTGACCACGGCATTTCCAAGCTGTGATGGGCCAGCGTAAGCATCCAAGGCTTGACGGTAAATTGAACCATTTTTATCGGCAGGCGATAAGGCTTCAAGTTTCTTTGTCAACGCCACACGCAGATCGTCATATGCTCGGCTTGTGTTTGTCGCTTTGCCAAACTCACCACGGGCTGATTCGCCCAAGTCATAAAG